GACTTCATACCAAACCCACTAGATAGTGGACCTGCTTTTGTTATTGCAAAGAAATTTGCTTTTGACAGAATGCAAGGACAGTATGACCAGATCATAGGACTTATGGCTTCTATGGCAAAGATAAATGTGATGTCAATAATAGCTATGGAAGATGCAGTATTTACAGAAACAAACATATCTGGTGAGATAGAATCAGGACAATATCGTAAAGGTAGATTTGCTGTAAACTATTTAGCTCCAGGTACACAAGTAAGTAAACCTGCATCAAATGTTCCTTATCAAATATTTCAACAAATAGACAGAATAGAAAGACAACTTCGTGTAGGTGGTTCTTATCCTGTATCTGATGATTCACAATCTCCACTTAGTTTTGCAACTGGTAGAGGATTAGAAGAACTAGGTGCATCTATGTCATTAATGATTAGAGAATATCATACAGTTATGGCAGATGCTATAGAGATGATTGACAGCAAAAGATTAGAGTGGGATCAAAAAATGTATGGTGGTAAATCAAAAGATTTATCAGGTTATTACAATAATCAATTTTTTAGTGAAAAGTATGACCCAAGTGTAGATATACAAGGTGCATACAAGACACGCAGAGTATATGGTGCTATGGCTGGATATGATGAGCCACAAAAAATAGTAACAGGGCTGCAACTACTACAGGCAGGTATCATAGACACACAGACACTACAGGAAAACCTAGATGGGTTAGATAACCTTACTACTGTAAATAGCAGAATTACAAAAGAAAAAGCAGACAAAGTTTTGTTTGATTCTTTGTTAGCACAAGCACAACAGGGCGATCCTAAAGCTACTATGGCTGTTATACAGATAAGAAAGAAACCTGATAATATGCAAAGTATCTTAGATAAATTTTATACAGCAGAACAACCTGAAATACCACAAGCAGAACAAGATTTGCTTGGGGGTGCGACCTTACCACCACAAGGTCCACCACCAGGCATAGCACAATTACTACAAGGTATGGGTGGATAATGTCCACAAACGGAGATTTTGCAGAAATAGTACATAACTCACTTGGAGATGTAGATGAAGTTGGAGATGATATATTGCTTGAAGCAGAAACATTACAACCAAGAATGTTTAGAGATCAAATGCCACCTTTAGCTTTTCCTTTTGGTTATATGATTATAAGTTCTACTTTTATGTTTTATGATGATGATGAGGAGCAAGATGGCTACAAGGAGTTCTAGTAACAGAGGTGTAAGTGGTAGAAATACAAATGTACCACCAGCAGCAAGAAATTATCAAGATACAACACAAGCTGTAAGAAGAATACCTGGTGTTGAATATGGTGAGCAAAAAGAACTTGTAGAACAACAACAAGCAGCACCATTACCTAAAGACACAATGCCACAGGCACAACCAAGACCAATGCCTAATGTAGATGTGTTTGGTGCTACACAAAGACCAACAGAACCTGTTACAGCAGGATTAGATATTGGTCCTGGCGTAGGATCAGCACAACCACCACAACAAAATGTAAATGATTTGTTGTATCAAATGTACGCTATGACAGGTGATACTGCTTTGTTACAGTTGGTGGATTTTGACTAATGGCAATTAAAGACTTTGGATATGATGATGACTTGTTTGATGATCAATTTCAACAAACTTTTGCAACTAAAGAAAATGTATCTCCTGTAGTATCACAGGAAGAAGCTAACAGGGCTGCACAGATAGCCAACACTTACCCTAATTTACCAGCTAGTGTTATAGCTGCTGCTGCAAAAATGGGTTTGCCTTTTGACAACAATGCTTTATCTGAAATAGCAAAGAAAGTAGAACTACAAAGAGAAACACATTTTAATAAAATAAAAAGATTTGTAGGAGAAAACCCATTAGCTAATCAAGTAAAAAACAATAAATTTTTTCAGGTAATAGGTAGTCCTATAGACAATATATTAAAACCTACTGTTAGAGGTGCTGTTACAGGTTTTGTAGATATATACGAAGCAATATTTCCAGCATTAGCTAGAGCAGAGGAGTTGCAAAATCAAAACCCTGATATGTCATTTAGTGATGCTTATAAACAAGCTATAAAAGGAACATTACGAACACCTAAAATGTTAGAAGCAATTAGGTCAGGAGAAAATTTTGATATGGGTAGAGGTTGGTTAAAACTATCTACTGATCCTTCTGATACAGATGAATACAAAAGATTAGTTGCTAGTGGTTATGACCCAATACAAGCTAGGCAATATGTTTTAGATAATGTACTAGGTACGCAGATAGATGTAGAATCAAGAGAAACAGCAGAAAACATAGTGCAGTTCCAAGGAGAACTAGGAGAGCAATTTAAAAATGCAGGATTAAATCCTTCTGTATCTCCTGGTAGAAAAGTATTTCAAGAATTAGGTTTGTACAATGTATATGAACCTGGAACTAAACAAGCACAGTTTGCAACAGGTGCATTAGATTTTGGTTTTCAATTAGCATCTCCTGAAAACTGGGCAACACTTGGTATAGGTAAAGCAAGACAAGCAAGTAGAATGTTCCAAGCAGCAGAGGTGTTAGATGATGCAGGTGTAATTACTAGAGGTATAAGAAGTACATTTCACGGACCAACATTACAACAATATCTTGCAGGTAGTAAAGGCAAAGATTTTAAAAAGTTATTATTTGAAAATGCAGACAATCCTTTTGAAATAATAACTCGTACAAAACAATCTATTACAGATGCAAACTTTTTTGCTGATCTTAAAAAAACTATTGCAGATAACAACTTGACCACTTATGACAAAAGAGCAGAAAGTGTTTTAGATGAGTTTTTGTCTGAAAAAGTTATTAGAGAAGGTATAGATAAAGCAGAGGGTATAGGATCAGCAAGATTAATAGATGCTTCTAATATGTATGTGCCACAAGTTATTCGTGGTAATGGTTTACAAAAAGCATTACAGTTATATTTTGCACCATCTTTTGGTAGATTAGTAGATGCTAATGACCCTGCTGATGCTTTACAAAACTTGTATAGATTTAGTTTGCAATCTAAATCATTCTTAAAACAAACAGAGGAAGGAACAGACCTTGCAAATAAATTATTAAACAATGCAATAGATGCTTACAGTAAAGGTGGCGACATAGGTGCAAGTCTTAACAAAGTTGTAGCTGATTGGCTAGAACAAGATTTTTATAAAGTTCTTATAGATTCAGGTGTAAAAGAATCTGTTGCAAAACAAGCTACTAAAATATCTAGGCAGTTTTCTGATGATGCAGATATTGCTGCTGATATGAATAAAGGTGTGTATGGAATAGATGGTCAAGGAAATAAATTTCCTATTAACGAAGTATTAAGAGCTAATGGTGTAAGTCCTGAAGATGCAAATAATGTTTCAAGAGCTTTGTTTAGTACACAAATAAACAATACAATTTATTTGCCTGAATTAAATAAAGTAATAAAAGCATCTAATCAAATGACAAAAAACTTACAAGGTAATATGACAAAACTTGTAGATCAGATAGGTGGAGAAAAATCAGAAGCATTTATACAATTTTTAGATTGGTACAACTCTGATATATTCAAACCACTTGCATTGTTAAAACCTGCTTGGACAGTAAAAGTTATTGGAGAAGAACAAATACGACTTGTATCAAGAGGTATATCATTTGCACCACTAGCACCAATACAGATAGTAGCTAGAATGTTTGGTCGTTCTGTTGGAGCAGAAGATGGTGGTAAATTAAGAAAAGGTGTTGACCCATTATTACCAAGCGAGGCAGCAGGTGGTTCTTTTGCATCAGACTTAGCACACAATGACGCTTTGACAGGATTAAACAATGTTAGAACTATGAGGAGAAAAGTAGTTAATCCTGGTAGGTGGAGAACTGTTGGTAAAGGAGAAGCAGATTACAACCCAGCAGTTATCAGAACTATATATCAAATGATTAATGATGATGTAGCTGTTGATATTGCAAGAATAGAAGCTACAGGATTATCACCACTACAAAAACAACAAGAATTTAGAAAATTAGCAGACAGATTAAAAAATGGAGATTTGAAAAAAAGGTTAGAAAAAGTAGTAGGAGAACAATCACACCCATTTCATAAAGCATTACAGTCAGATGAAGTTGCATTGGAGTATGTATATTATTTAAGAGCTAATGTTAATCAAGGTCTTGGTGGCAAAGTTATAGCAGATGAAGGCACAAGTGCTTTGAATTGGGTACAAGATACTGCAAGTCAGCAACTGTTAGAAATGGTAGCTAACAAAGGTAAGTTTGTTACTAAAGAAGGAAAATCAATGGATTTCTTTGCAACTGCTGCTATTGCTAAAAACAAAGCTAAAGCAGATAAAGTTAAAAAGAAAATAGGCGATAAAGATTTTGAACAAATTGCAGATGATTACATAAAAGGAAAAATTACAGATGAAGATTTAAAAATAGTTGCACCATTGTTTAAAGAAGCACAAGATGATTTAGTAAATGCTTTTATAGGAACTTACTATGATGAGCTACCAAGTATAACTAGAGGTTTTGTTGATCCAACATTTAAAGTAGAAGGACTATACGAAAAAACAATTAACAATGCTTTCCAAGTATTAATGTCATTACAAACAAACAAGTTGTCCAGATCACCTGCTTTTAGAAGATTGTATTGGAAGCGTGTATCAGAAACTATAGAGTTTTTAGGCAAAGATGCTAGAGATGAAATGGTAGAGATAGCAAATAAATCATTAAAAGAATTTACACAATACGACCCAATACTAGATGGTTACTTGAAAAAAATAAATAGTGCAGGATATTCAGGACCTAAAGAAGCTATTACAGATGTACAGATATACGACAAGATGATTGCTTCTGATGCTTTGACACAGACTAAAAAATTACTTTATGATATATCAGAACGAACTGTAGTAGGAGATTCACTTAGATTTGCATTTCCATTCTTAGAAGCATACCTTGAAATATTTAAAACCTGGTCAGACATTACAAATAAAGCAGGTGGTAAAAACTTGGTAAACCTAAACAAGCTAGTGCAAAGTGGTAGCGAACCTAACCCATTAGCTGATCCTACAGGTCAAAGAGGTTTCTTTTACACTAATCCTATAAATGGTGAAGAAGTGTTTGCTTATCCAGGCACAGGTCTTATACAAAAACATATGTTTCCTGAATTACAAGATACAGGTGTAGAAGCATCATTTCCTGTGTATATATCATCAGTAAACTTAGTTGCAGATATTATGCCAGGTGTAGGACCTATTATCAGAGTTCCTGCTAGTTATTTACGAAAAAACTTTCCTGAAGAAAGCGTAGTGAATCAATTTATATTTGGTGATTTTACACCACCTAAAGGATTTATAAATGGTGTAGCTCCATTTCCTGCTTGGCTTAAAAAGTTTTATCAAGCATACAAAGGTGGTGGAACAGGTAATGCAGACTTAAATAGATTATTTAACAATACAGTTATAGACACTTACAAAGCATTAGTTTATGCAGGTGCAGTAGATGATAGTACACCACAAGGAACAGAGGAAGGATTAGAACTAGCAACTAATTACGCAAGAAAAATATTTGTTATTAGAGGTGCATCACAACTTATAGGTCCAACAGGTGCTGCTTCTCCAATATGGTCTGTTACAGAACAATCAGGTAAATCATTATTTATTGAATCTTTAGCAGACACATACAGAGATTATAAAGCAGCAGCAGATGGAGATGACTACGAAGCAACATTACGATTTGTACAAGAGTTTGGTCTTGATCCTACTGCTATGCTTACATCTAAATCAAGGTCTGTAATTGCTAGACCACAAACAGTATTTAGTTCTGAATGGGCAAGACAAAACAAAGATTTGTATGATGATTTTAACTCTACTGCATTTTACTTAACACCTACAGATGTAGATAGAGAGTTTAGTTATGATGCTTACCTTAATGCACTAGAAGAAGGAACACTTGCACCAAGAACACCTGAACAATGGGTATTAGCTAAAAACAGATTATTAGGCTCTATCGCATATGAAAACTTTTTGCGTAATACAAAAGTAGGTGGAGTAACACTTATGAATACAAACACAAAAACTGCACAGTTACTTAAATGGACAAAACAATCACAGTTAATGAATCAGTATTGGGGATATGGACAAGATGCAGGTTTTGAAGTAGATAAACCTGATACAGACTTTTTGCTACAAGAAATGGGTGGACAAACATACTTACCAGATCGTACATCTAGTTTTAAACAAGGTTGGATAAAAGCAGACTATACACCTATAGATAAATTAAAAAACAATAATGCTGCTATCGCTTATGGTAAATACAGACAAGTGTATGACAAGATTGTTGCAGAAGCTATAAAAAGAAATTACGCACCTTCATCAATTAGAACAAATAGAGAATTAGTAAAAGCAAGACAATACTTACGAGATTATGCGACTAAACTAATATTAGAGTACCCTGAATTTGGACCTTTATACAACAGTATCTTGGAAAACGAATTAAGGGAAGAAGTATCAGACCAAGAGTTATTAGGTATGTAAATGAACGATATAGATAAATTAGTACAAGCGATAGTAGAACAAGATACAGTAGCAGGTCAAAATCCCATATTGACAGAAAATGATATACAACAAATGAAACTTATGGGATCAACAGATGAAGTGCAACAGTTTGCAATATCTAAAGGCATACCTTCTGCAAAAGTAAATAGTGCATTAATTAGTTCAGGAATAGATGCAGTTGCTGATCCATTAGGAGATATATCAGGATTGTTTGGTTTTGGTACAGAGGATTCTATTATCGGTGGATTACCTAGCGATTACACACCTAGAAATCCTGCTGACACAGATTTTTACAGACAAGGTGATGAATATAATATCTTTGCTAACTTACCTGTAGAGGACTTATATTCATTACAAGCTAGATTAATACAAGGTGGTTTGTTAGCTAGAGGTAACTTTACTCCTGGTGATTTTGACAAAGCAACTGCTGAAGCTATGAGAACAGTATTAGGCAGACAAAATAGAATAGGTGTTAAATCAGGAGAGAAATCAACTGCTTGGAATGAAGCATTGTTACTTTATCAAAATGAACCACTACCAAGTGGATCAGAAGTATCTGTGTTTTTACCACCTGATTATGCAGAAGTATCAACAAGAATTAAAAATTTATTTACACAAGAATTAAACAGACAACCTAAAGGTTATGAACTAAAATTATTAGCAGAACAATTTTATAATGATGCTTCTTTACAATCACAACAACAATCAGAGTTAGCAGAATTAGCTCTTGGACCTACTGTTGAAGAATTAGAAGCAGGAAATGTAGGAAGTAAAGATATACAAGATGTAGTATTAGAAACAGGTTTACAAGAAATATCACCAACAGGTAGATTGTACGAAAACTTTAACAACTTAGTTGCAAAAGAGAAAGAGAGATTAGGAGCTAATGCTGATATACAAACAACTGGTCGCAATATGCTTGGTACTATTCTCGGTACAAGGAGATAATATGGCAAGTCCACAAGAATTAGAAGCATTTAGAATTGCAATAGCATTGACTGAAGGTGGTGGCAAGATAGATTACACACAAGTAAATACTATAACTGGTGCATATGGTGCTTATCAATTTTTACCAAAATATTGGGAATATCATTCTACTACTGCTGGTTATCCTGATGCAGATATAGAAGATCCAACAGTACAAGATGCAGTTGCTAGATATTGGTTCAACAGAAATTACAATGATTTGGGTTCTTGGGAACTTGCAGCTATTGCACATTTTGGTGGAAGAACAACTGCTTTTGAAGCAAAAAATAATGGTATAGATTCTGTAATAAATATAAAAGATGCTACAGGAACTGACATAGGCAAGTATGTAAATACTGCACTAGATCATTATAAGAAACAAAAACCAAAAGAAGATATGAAATTGATTAGAGCAGAAGAACAACAACCAACATTTTACACAACACCTATTGATGCAACACAAGTCGTAGATAGAGAAGCAGCAACTGTATTAGATGCAATATCTACTGCTATGAGTGAAGGTGGAAGAAAAAAGTTTCCTATGAACAAACCAGAATTTACTTCACAAGTTCCAAAAGCAGCAGGTTCTATGGAAGATGCAAAATATAAAACAAGAATTAACAGACTGAAAGCTAGTATAGAATAATGTCTGAACAATTTATATTATTTGATGAAAACGGAACAAAATATACTTTTGCAAAATTTCCACAAGACTTAGTTGATGCAGGTTTATTGTTTACAAGTGATCCAACTAAAACAACAGATATGTTAGAAACAACAGAAAATAAAACATTTGATGAAATAATTTCTGAAATAGAATTTGGTCCTTCTATTAGTGCAGATGCTACATCATATGAGATAGACAAAATAAATGCAGAGTTAGGTATAGCAGATACTGCATTTGGTAGTGCATTAAATAGAGCAGAAAACAGAATTGAAAAAGGTTTATATACAGAAGATGAATACAACGCATTAGTTAAATCTATAGGAACAGCGTGGATTGAAATGATGAACGCTGATAAAAGCGTTGCAGCAAGACTTGGAAGTTTTGTTAATTTAGCAGCAACAGCAGCAGGAGTTACTGCGAAAGCCGTAGGTGTTGCTATGGAAGAAGTATTTGGTGCTGGACTAAATACTTTATATGACATAGTAGAACCAGATGTAGGTGGTGCAGCAGATGCTTTTATAGATGCAGCATTAGGAAAATCAGGAGAGAATGTTTTTAGTGATTGGTGGATAGACAAATATGGAACTTATAGATATGATGCTTTTACTAATTCTATGGTTGATATATCTACAGGAGAAACTATTGCAACAATAGGCAAGGCTAAAGGAGATAAAGAAACAGAAAATAAAAATACAGATGCCGTTGATGCAACAGATACAACAGACACAACACCAGTTGTAACTACTGAAAGTGAAAAAGCACCTACTGCTCCTACAGGTCAAGCATATAATGCTATTGGTCAAAAAGGACCTAGAGGACAAAGCAACGAAGGTTACGAATATAAGTTTGATAATCCACCAGGTAGAGGTTTAAATCCTGGTGTTACAAATATAGGCGACCCTGATCCTGAACCATTAGAAAAATCACAAGATATAGATAAATATACTGTAACAATATACAAAGATGGACAATCAAAAACTGTAGATTTTAGAGCAGTACAATCATTTTTAGATGATGGTTGGAGTACAACAAAACCTGAAGAAGAAGTTGTAGTAGAAGATGAAGAAGTTATAGATGATGATACAGGCACAGGACAACTTGTTAGTGATCAACTAAATGAGTTTAACAATATACCAAAAAATGCAGTCTTAATTGATGCAGGTGGTGAATTATTTTTAGGGTATGAAGTACCTGGTGCATATGGACAACTGTACAATGGTAATCCTATTTATATGCTTTACGAAGTATTAAGTAATGATGTATTTGAAGCAGGTATATTAACACAAGGTGCAAGTCCACAAGTCAATGTATCATTAGGTTCTAAACAAGACCTTAACCAATACGGAATAGTTGTTGGTGGAACAGATGAACTTACTGATGATGTAGAACACCCTTTTATTAGATTTGTAGAAAACTTTGAAGCAGGTAAAAGAGTTAATCCTTGGTTAGCAGACACAGAGATAAATCCTAACACAGGTGTTACTTATCAACAAGAAGCTATAGAGTTTTTAGCAGAACAAGCATTAGAACAATTTACACCTGAACAAACACAAGTTAGATATGAGGGTTCTGACTGGTATCAAAAATCTACTACTGCACAAAAAACTTGGCTTACAACTTTACTTACACAACCAGCACAAGCTGAACAAGATATACAAGATAAACAAATAGAAGTAAAAATAGCTATGGAAGCAAATGGTATTGCAAGTCCACCTGATGCTTTAGTTAATTGGGTTGCAGATAAAGCAGTTACAGGTATGTGGACACAAGTTTATACAGACCAACAGATAGCTTTACTTGCTGATCCTTACAAACCAGGCACTAGAGATACAGGTATGGTGAACTTTATAGAAGGTGTAGGCGTAGGAACTCTTGATAGATTATCTGTAGGAGAAAAGACAGTAAGAGATTTATACAGAAGATATTTAGGACCTTCTCTTGGTAGTGCTAGTGATACAGAGATTGCAGAAAAAGCAGGATTGTTAAGGTCTGATCCTGATGCAGAAGAACAATTAAAAGCATACCTAGAGCAACAAAGACTTGCTATGTTTGGTAATTACACAAATCCAACTTTGACTTACAATGATATTGTGCAACCTTATAAGAACTTAGTCAATCAAGTGTGGGGTCAAGAAGTAGATGAAACACAAGATTGGTTTATAAAAATGGTACAAGACAACGACATAGAGAAAGCATATACAACTCTTAGAGAAAAAGGTATGGAACAAGGTATAGAAAGAGTACAAGATCAAGCACTAAATGATTTACAAAGAAGTATAGGTCAAGGACAGATTGCACCACAGTTAGGAGCTAATACATAATGGAAGAATTCTTAAATAAAGCTAGAGCATTATATCCAGGTTTACCTGAAAGTTTTATACAGTTGTATGCACAATATTGGGAAAGCACAGGAGATGCACAACAAGCTATTAGCCAAACTAGACAAGACCCACAATATGACAATATATTTCCTGGTAATAAAACAGAACGAGGACAGATTAGATATGATGAGGTTACTTACTTTGCATTAGAAGATTCGTACATAGGAACTCTTGCAGAGTATGGCATACCTAGAGCTACTTCTTTAAATATATTGCAAGACAGATTTGTTAATTTATTAGAAAACGAAGTATCTGCTAATGAGTTTCAACAAAGAGTTGCAGCAGTATATCGTGGAATACAAGAGAACATACCACAAGTGCAACAGTTTTATGCTGATAACTTTGATATAAACTTAGATGAACAATCAATATTTCTTGGTGCATTAGATCCTACTGTAGGTGAAGATATTGTTGCTGGTAAGATTACTACTGCACAAATAGGTGGAGAAGCAGCTAGAGCAGGATTTACAATATCACTAGAAGAAGCACAGAGAATACAACGATCTGGTTTAACACAACAAGAAGCAAGAACATTATTTACACAAGCACAAACAGCAATACCTAGAATACAAGAGTTACAAACTAGAGGTGGTAGAGAACCTGTAGGACAGTTTGGTTTGACAGAATTTACAGAAGCAGCAGTATTTCAAAGTCCTGAAGAATTGGAGGAAATACGAAGATTAGAAGCAGAAGAAGCTAGTAGATTTACACCGATTGGTGGATCAGCAAGACAAGGTCGTAGAGTTACAGGATTAGTAGAAGAATAAACCTTGACATACTACATATAGTGGTATAATGAAATTGTCGCATAGTGGTAGTCTGCGAA